CCGGAGCGTATCGCCGGTTAGTGCCAGACCGTTACCGTTGATTTGCACAGCACCTTTGGCACCGCTGGTAGCGGTAGGAAGGTCTGCAGCTGCGATGGTTCGGTAGCTAACTGCGCCAGCGCCGCCGCTGGGACCAGCGAGAAATTGTCCGGCAGCGCCTGTGTTATCAAGCGTGGTGGTGATCGTTACTTGATCGCCGGATGTTGTGACCGCGATATTGACAATGCCGCTGGTGTCGCCAACGACGGGGTTGATGGAGCCAGCTGCCTTGATGCTGACCCAGCTAGAGCCGTTCCAGCAGTAGATCTTGCTGTCGTCTGTATCCAGTGCGATCTGACCGACAAAAGCACCGCTGCCAGGCAGAGTGGTAACTAAATCAACCGTTGATTCGTCGGCGAGCTTGGCTGCAGTTACGCCGTCGTTTGCAAGCTGGGTTGCGCCTACAGCGCCATTAACCAGAGCTGAACCAGCAATTTGCTGACTGCCAAACAGGATCTTGGCGCCAGGAATGGTGGCGTCAGCAATCAGGGTGGTGGCGTTACCGACCAGATCGGTGACGGTGATTTTCTTGGTTTCGCTGGCGCTGTTATCGACGATTGCGAGCAGGTCGCCTGCTGCTAGGTCGCCACCGGCAAGTGCGGCAAGTTCGCTGATGCGTAGGTCGGCCATGCCCCAGTGCTCGCGTGGCGGTTACAGTTACACCGAGTCTAAGTCTTACTGCGGTTCTTCCAACATCAGGTAAGACATGGAGTCCTGTTCCAGCTCCAGCTTGCCGGTGTCTTCCTGTAGCAGGAAACGCTTCGATTGTGTTTCAGCGCGGAGTTTGATCGGACCAGTAGCCACAAAATCAATGGCTGCTGTAATAACGCTATCTGGTGTGAAATTGACTGCGGCGTTGGTAACCAATGCGTCGAACTCCCACCACAGAGAGTCATTAATTTGTGTGGCGCCAAACGAGCCCGCCTGTGCTGTTGTGTCTGCCGCTTTGATGTAAAACTTACCGTGAAAAATTGAGCCAACTTCCGTACGCAACACCAGTTGCATCAGGTAGTTGACTGATTCTTCGCCTGTATTTGTAACGTAGTCCCAGTGAGCGGTTAGTCTGCCGCTGCCTGTAATCAAGCTGCTGTATTGCTGGCGGTATTCATCACCCAACACGGATACATCGACGACTTCTCTGTTTGTGTTGAGTTCGTACTCAGTGACGTCTCCAAGGATGCGCGTGTCACGATCCCGTACCACGACACGAACTGGGATATCACGTGCGATTGCGGCAAGAGGAACTAAGCCTGCCGTGCTGCCTTCCAAGCTGTCGGCAAATGTGCTGTAAAGCCTGATTCCGCCGAGTTCGTCAATAAAGGCGTACCAGTTGCCGCTTGGGTAAACGGTGTTGTCTGGCCAGCCGGATGCAGCAACAAAATCTAAATTTGTGCCGTCTGTAGTGCTGATCTCCAGCAGATCGCCGGTCAACAGTGTGCCTTCTTCAAAGTCAAAGCTGAAGCGGTCACGATTGATGTTTACATCGCTCGGGTTGACGACAGATTCCTTGGCGCCTTCCGCTGATTTGCGCGTCAGCTCAATCGTTCCAATTTGTCCAAGGTAAATGCCCATTAGATCGTTACCGCCGTCAACGCACCAGTGCCTTGGAAGCTGATATCTGCGCGGCTAACTTCGCCCACGTTTGCGCCAAAGCTGACGCTAGTGATGTACACGTTGAGTTGTACATCGTGGTTGGTGTTGCCCTCAACAAGGCGGAGTGTTAGCGCAACCGTGTCGGATTCAGTTACACCAGCAACTCTGAGCACTTTCTTGAGCGCTGTCGCGGCATCGTTTCTGCCGTTGCCGTCGTTGTAATACAGCAGACTGGCGCTGCCGTTGAATTCCTGCACGCCAGGGGTGTAACTGCGCTGGGACTCGCCGAGCGTGGTGGTCTCTAGCATTTCAAGGCTGCCGGTCAAAGTCCAGCTGCTGACCTTGATTTGCTCGGTGCCGTCAAGTAGCAGGCGACCGTCTTTGCCGGTGTAAACCTTAGCCATCAGAGGACACCCACCAGCTTCACTGTAACGCTACTGATTCCAGGGCGCACCGAAGTGATTTGCGGTGGTCCGTCGTAACGCCATTGATTACCAGTTGCTGCGTCAATAGCAGCTGTGTTGCCGCTCCAGCCTGAACGAAATTCGGAGGGCAGCGTGAACGTGGTGAAGCCGCCTTTTGTTTCGTCGTAATGGGCGATGAAGTCGTCGGCGTCTGCGTCAGCGATATTGTCGTAGCCCAGCTCCAGCGTCATGCCGGTGCGCTTATCACCGTACAGAATCCGAATCTCTGCGCCGTTTTGCGCTTTGTACGTTTTGTACTGATAATCGCCAGCGGAAAAGCTACGGCTAGCTGGTGCGAGGGCTGGGTAAGCCATTACTCAAGTCCGTCAGAGAGCACGTCGAATTGCCCTGAAAGCGGCGTCACGTCTTGAGCAATGATACTCCGGCCTTGACTGTCAACCGGGAACTCAGTGGCTTTGATACCAACAATCCCGTCTTGGTCAATATCAAGCGCTTCAATCTGATAAACGTTTTCGTAATTTGAACTGGTTGCACTTTTAACTGAGAAGATTGTTCCAAGCAACGATGTGGCTTTACCGTCTACGCCGATAACAAGATCGCCTTCAGCGATGGTTGAGCTCACCTGATCCCAGTAGAAGACTGGGTATGAGCCAGCACTCAGTGGTTCGGTGCTAACAACCGTGCCATCGGTTTTGACGATGCCGTTGCTGACCGGGTTGTACGGGCTGCTGGCAGTAGCAACTTTGATCCAGTCGCCCGGCTGCAGCGCGTTGCCGTCAGGCATTGTTTTAAAGCTGACGGAGTGGGTTACATGCTTGCGCAGCGAGAGGAAATACTTTGCGATCTTGATTGCGTGACTTGTTGAAGTCACATGGGACATATCAAATTCTTCAAACGGTTTATTGTTGTCGCCCTTGTAGCAGACGGTTACTGTGCGCTCTTCGGGAAACTGGTTTTCACGTTCCTTGCGGTACAGCACCGTAGCTTGGAACATTTTGCGTTCTTCTAGCGGCAGATATTCCAGGGCAAAGCTGTCTTCAATGATGTTGCCGTCAGTAAAGATTGCCCTGATGGGAACTTTGATGGTGCCATCAATAACGTTGTTGCTGTTAATAGGTAGCGCCGGTTCGATTGAGAACACGCCATTTTTGGTTGCCAAATTGCACAGCATGGATGGAGCCTTGCTGACTAGATAAGAGCGAACGTTGGTGCCTTCCGCGATTACGTCGTCGAAGAACAGACCGTTGGCGCGCAGGTACGCTCCAGTGGCTGCCAGTTGCGTGCGATCAATCAGCTCCTGCGAGATGATGCCGCCGACGCCAATGTCGCTATTCGTCAGCAGGTAGTACGCAAGATCTGTGAACAAGTTGCTGGGTCCGGTGCCGCCATCTGTAAGGCGCTCCACGTTGACGCCGGTCTTCATGTACAAATAAAGCTGCTCAACGCTATTGATGTTGAAGCCGGACTTTAGTTTCAGCCCTGCCATGGCAAGGTTTTCGTACTGAGGGATGATGTTTTCTTCCAGTGATTCGTTGACGTACACGATTTCGTGTTCGGGTCCTTCATCGCACGAGCGGGTAATCAGGTCTCCGTAGTGGGATATTTCTGCGATTCCAGGGAATTCTTCAAACTTGCGACCGATTGTCGTTGGCACCAAGATTTGAGTTTGATTCAGGCTATCTACGCGGAAGATGGCTTCCCACTCGACACCGGCTGCGTCGTAGAAGCGGCGCTTACGGAATACGTCGTTAGCGGTCCAGTTGCCAAAGCCAGAAACAACAGCGACGCTTTCAACACGCCACCATAGGTTGCGCCCATCTGTTGCTGTTGCGCGGGCTTGCCGGTAAGAACGCAGCGTGACTCTGAGCGTTATCTCTCGATCACCACTAATGCCTTGTCCGGCGTCGGTATAAACAATGTCAAAGGTATATACGGCCCCTTCGCCTAAGCCGTCGTAGAAGGGATCCAGTCCTGATTTAACAGACCAGACGTTGCTCTCTTTGAAGTTGTCGGCATACGTGTTGGTGCCGTACTGCACAAGTCCTTGGTAACTAACGCTGCCGGGGGCTGCGCCAGTGGACAAGGAAACAACGTCCGTTTCGCCATATTCACTGGGCCTGTCGATCATTTCACTCAGCTGCCAAGTGCTGCTGCTGATAATTGCTCGATATTTGGAACCGATTGTAAAAGTGCCGTAGTCAGTGCTTACGGTTGTTTCGCCGTAAGACGAAGAGCTGTCTAGCTGCCAAACTTCTTCGTTTGGATCGGCGGTATATACCAGTTCGCCGGAAGTGGCGGGGCGAATCCTGAATTCGTAGCGTTCGCGTTTGGCGTGGAAGATGCGAATGAAGTTGTACTGATCAACGGGTGAACTGCCTTTAACGCAAAACTTTTTGAGGAAGATCCAATCCGCAGAGCCATCGGGGTTTTGATGTGCCGGACGAACGTACAGCAGGAAGAAAGACGTTCTTGCGCCGTATGTATTGCGGTACGACGTTGTGATTTGAGTTTTGTTGTCGTTGTACTCAATCAGTTCTTCTGGTGTCGGAATCGCGTTGAAGTTGCAGATATTGTTGAAGCGCAGCCAAACATTCGACTTCAAGCCGATTTCGGTTACGTCACAGGCTTTGTTGTTGACGATTTCGGCTAGTTCGACTTGGCATATCGGGAAAAACGCTTCCGAAATATCTGGACCAACTAAGAAGGTTTCTTTTTCGACTTTGTTGATGCCGACGACGCCAATCTTGTTCTGGTTCTGGCTCCAGGTTTCGATGCACTCCAGGTAAACATCAATGTGTTCTGTGATGCCTGGCTCAAAAATGTCTCCACTGCGTGATGTGACGCTGAACATGCAGCGACCAATCATGAAGTATGTGCCAACTTTGAACTGCGAGTCAAAGCGGACGTTTTCGTTGTCCGTAGTGCTGCGTACATCCTCAGTGTTGATGTCTTGGTCGCCGGTTATGTCGTCGCGGGACCACTTTGGTGTGGTCTGCTGTCTGCCGTAACCAACAACAATCTTGATGGTGTCGCCTTCTTCTACCGTGCGAATAGCAACGCCTTGGAAAGCGGGATCGGCAACGGGTACTTGGAAGCCTTCGTGCTCAACGACACCGACATGGCGACCGTAATTACGCCCCACGCCCGGCATACCGCTGTTGTACGGATCCACTAGGTCTTCACCACCCAGCACAGAATCCATGTCGGCCTGCGCAACAATTCGGTACTGCCTTGCTGCTTCTTTTTGCGCGTCTGCAAAGTCTTTACCGTCAAGGTTGGGGACACTGATAACTTCCCAATTCAGGCGGTAAGGCGTTCCATTCGGGATGGCTGAATAAACGCCAAAAACTGTCTGTGATGATGGTGTGTAGCTGTGGCAAAAACCGGGGCGACCGCCGCCTAGGCGGGTTGGGCAGAAGAACGCTTCTTCGTCGTATCCAACTGGTGCGGGCTGTGCCAAAGCGCCGTAGCGCAGATTTCGACCGGTAAGGCGGCTGCTGCTGTTATCGTCAAAACCTCCTGTGTAATAGAACTGATAGCTCTCATCTTGCATCGCATCCAGCGTGTTGTTGCCGAGAAAAATTCCGGTAACATCGCTGCGTTCCATGGGCGCTTGACCGGCAACCATCTGCAGCTCAATAACTTGGTGATTGCCAAAGCTTTTGATGCGGCTCCACACGAGCAGCGGCGAGATCAGGATGCCGCCGGAGTAGTACGCCTCGCCCAAATCGTCCGTAAGTAATTCTTGTTTTGTAAAAACAATGGGTACGCGAACGCCGTATTTTGCTAGCTGTTGCTGGCTGCTAAAACCGTATGTAGGGGCATAGCTCTGAGCACCAGTAGCGTCTTCAAGTCGGGTTAGTTTTGCTTCGTCTGGGTCATTGGCTGAATATCCGGCAGGTTTTGGGGTTAAAAAATAAGCAACTGCTGTAGTAATAGCACCTACAATAAGACTAACTACAATAGACGTTATTACCGGTTCGTTTCTTACGTCAGGAATATGTTCGTATCCTGCGGGGCGAACGATGGCTTTGCGGTGTAGTTCGCGTACAAATTGGCGGTAATCGTCTTCGCTACATTCCAGGGCAGCGATCAACTGCTTTTCCCACGGAAGTAATGGCAGCGGGTCGAATTGCTTTCGATAGGGGACCATGCGACCGCCTTCGATAGCTCGCTGATACGCAGAATCCCCGATTGCCATACGACGCCAAAAGCCCAGCTATTTTGTGGCGCCAGAGCCACGTCACCATCGTACAGAGGATCTTGTACTCTCACACCCCACGTCAGTAGCGCCCGCAAAACCATCGTCTGCGATCCGCTGTACCACTCATCCAGTAAAGGCGGACAGGACAAACCCAACCGCGTTCTAACCTCATACACAAGATTGATGCAGTCTGTTTTGCCGCTGCTTGGATGCGCCCCAAGCTCATACGGCATACCCAGCAGATCCAGCATCAAAAACGCACGACTGCGGTAGTTGGGAGACTGCCGACAAGCTGCTGGGTCAAAATCTTTTTAGGCACGTCCACGCCAACAGCATCCAGCACAGATGCCAGTTCGAGCTTGACGGCTTGGTTGTCCCAGCTGGCAGAAACAATCTGGGAGATATACGTAGACAGCAACTGGTAGTCCATCTTGTCGTCGGGATTCACGAGCAAAGTGCGGACCCTGCAGACCCAATAATCACGCACGGCGGTTTCGATCCAGCCGCGAGTTAGGGAATTGTTTGGGAAGACTAGGGTTGCTGGCTCGTTGTCTGCTGCGTTGGTGACGGTGACGCCAGTAAAACCGAAGGCCAAAAAGCCGAACGTATTCACCTCGCCTGTATCGACGTTTGCGAAGTAGGCGTCCTCACCGATGTAGAAATTTTGGAAGCGGAAAATTGTGCTGCTATCTGGCGAGCGGACGTTTAGGTAATGCGCCAGCGAGTATGTGGTGCTCATTTGAGACCGAGACGGTTACGAGTGGAAGCTGATTGCTGGAGCTTACGCATCGCCAGTTGTTCACCCTGTATAGCGCCTTGGGCTGCTGCCTGCTGCATTCCGGCTTGGAATTGATCAGCGGTAACGTAATCGACGCTGTTGATGCGCTCCACGGTGTAGCGAACATCAATGGGTGCTGCGACAGCAGTGCCGCCGCCTTGTGCGGTGCCTGTTTCGCCGCTGCTTGGGATGACGCTGCTGCCACGGGCGCCGGAGGCGTAACGACTCATTGCGCCACGCATTTTGCTAGCTGGGATGACGTATTCAGGTTCGCCACCTTCACCAATCAAGCCCATGGTCGGGCTAGTTACTACGCCGCCATCTGCAAATGCCTCGAAACCACCAGGCCAGTAAGCGCCTTCAGCTGCAACAGCAGTAGAAAAAGCAGGAGAACTAGCGCTGCTAGCGCCAGAAGATCCGGTTATAAACCCAAGAACAGTTTGGAGAATATAAATCTCAATTAGCTTTGCAATCATCTCGGCAGCCATATCCATAAAGTGATCGCCAACGCCTTGGAAGAAAGACGCAAGAGCTTCTTGGCCCGTCATCGCTCCACTGACAAGGCCACTAAAGGCTTCAGCAAAGGAGCTACTGATTGCATCTGCAGCAGCAACAACTTGATTCTCTAAGTCAATCAATTCGTTCAATTCTCCTTTTGCTTTTGTTATTGCGTTGTCAAGAGTGTCTCCTGCTTTTGGCGATAATGCCTTGTCGATCTCGGTTTGACCTTGCCCGCTAATTTTTTCAAGTTCTTTTCTTAGTCTTTGGACTTCATCTGCGCTAGCACCACGTGCTTCGGCCTCGATAATCGCAGCTTCAGCTGATTTGAGTGCTTCCTGTACAAGGTCTCTTGTTTGTAAATAGTTTTCAGCGTTTGCGGGTAGCACGCCGTTTTTAATTAGGTCTGCATATTCGGCTTCACGATCGCGTTTTTGCTGAATAGCGTCTATCTCTTTTTGGCTATTATTTAGGGCTTTTTCAGCATCACCTACAGCTTCTTTGCTTGCACGGCTGCGTTCAGCCATGATGTCTCTAATCTTACCGTTAGCATCTACTGTTGCTATCTGAATCTGTAAATTTTTCTCGCCTGTAGGAATATCTTGTAAATTAATTTTTGCGATTGCTGCGGAACGTTCTTCGAGAACTTTATCCATCTCGAGTGCGTACTCTGTCGTCTTATTACCTTTGTCTTTTGCCTCAGCAATACGTGTGTCTATAGCAAGTATTTTTTGAGCTAGATCTAGTTCAATCTGAAGTTCTGGCACACGACTTTTACGTTCTTGTGCCTTTTTGGTGCGCCCAGCACCACCGGTGGGCATAGCTTGGCTAGGAGCTGTGATACGCCCAATCATTCCCGCAGAACCGGGTTTGGGAATACCTTCAGGCCAAGGCATATCGTTCCAGTCGCTACTTTTACGCCCAGATACACCTTGTATTAACTGTCGCGCTAAACCGACTACTGTGCGCAAACCTGGAACCATATTTATTACATTCATAACAGCATCTCCGATAGCGCTAGCCACACCTCTAAATCCAGTTATTAAATCGGCAGCAGCACGAGCACCTGTTGCAACAACGTCAATAAACAACGCAGCTATACGTGCCAGCACTCTGCCGATAGGGAATAAAACTTCTTGTAAAAGCGTGTTAAACACGTTTAACAGAGACGTAGCCGCCTCTACTCCGTTGCTACTAATACCAGCGAAAATGCTCTGTACTTCTCTCCAAAAATCTTGGAACAGGTTTCCTGTAGTAGCAAGAGCTTTTTCAAACGGTGTCTGTGTTTTTTCTGCTGCTGTTGTGGCTTCATTGCCGAGTTCTACTAGAGTATCTAATAGACTTTGTACTGATATTTCTCCGTTTTTAGCCATATCCAGAATTTTATCGCGACTTACGTCATACTTTTCTGCCAGAGCATCTTGCACAGTTATGCCTTGGCTAGTTAGTTGATTAAGTACAGCTTGACTTACCTTGCCTGACTCCAAAGCGGAAGTAACAGCATTACCTACTTTTTCAAAACTGCCTCCGTATTTTTCGGTAAGAGCCGTAACTAGTTGGACGGCTGTTGCCTGTTCTTCTAGCTCTAGTCCTACGCCTCGGATATTTTGAATTACTGCGGTAAATTTTTCTACGTCGGTGTTTGCTGTCTTAAACGCAGCAGATAGTGTCCTAGTCTGTTCAGCAGAAAAACCAAGATCTTCCCCAAGTTGTTTTACTGCCTGACCGCGGCTAGCAATATCACCAAGTAACGTACCAAGCAGTGAACCAGCAAAACTACCTCCTGGACCAGTAAGGCCGCCTACAAGACCCCCGATGGCACCACCTGCTGCGGCACCACCGCCTTGACCAAAAAGTAGAGGAAAAGCGCCACCAATAATAGACCCGCTAACCGCACCACCGAGTCGATTGCCTACACCTCTAGATGTAGATGCTGCGGCTGTGCCGCGTCCAAATTGTGATAGAGGTATAGGACCTTCAACTGGAAATGGCCCTCCAGTTACTGCATTTACTCCACGCAATCTATTTGATCTTTGCCCTAAAATCCCAAGCTCCACTTGACGCGCTTCTTCAGCGCTTTGTTTCTCTAAAAATCGTACGCCACGAGCACGTTCACCATTAAGCGCTTGTTCGATGCGTAGATTGCTTTCGTTAAGTTTTAAGCTGTTGTCAAGTACTTGCAGACCACGTTCGGTAAACGCAGGTAAGGCCAAGGGATTTGTAGCCTGTGTAGCCGCATATTTAGCCGCGTTTACAGATTTAGCTGTTAAAGCAGCTATCTGTCCTCTTGCCTGTAGTTCAGCGTTTGCTGTAGCAGCGGATTTTTCTTCTAAGCGAAGTAAAGCTTGTTCTAACGCAAGTTCGTCTCTGCGAGCTGCAAGCGTACGTTTAATACGCTCCTCTACCGGAGACTTTTGGCCAACAAGAGAATTAACCGCAGATGCTTGTCCAGGTCCTATTTGACCTGCATACTGACTGGCGTTTTCTCTGATACCTGCGGCAGCTAAGCGGTTTTTACGTTCTTCTTCATTAATAGTTTTAAGTAGTGCTGCACGTTCACGTAATTCTGTGTTGAGTTAGTTTTTGTCGGATACGTATTTTTTCGCAGCTATGAGAGCTTCTTCTGTCCCAAGAGCTACTTTATTAAACTCAGCAGCGGCACCTGCAACTGTATCCCGTAGGGTATTTATACTACGAACAATTCCTGCTCCACTAAAATTTTCAATGTAATCGTTAAGGCTTTTAACAAGCTTAGAAGTATTACTTACTTCGTTCTGTAAGCGCTTGAGTTCTTGGGCGCCGCGTACCGCAATTTCAATATCGGCTCTGTAGGCCACGGCACCACGTCACACTCTGGTACTTCAGTTTACGCGACAAAAAAGCCGCCGGGTTAGCGGCGGCGTTTGGCCTTTTCCAGCTCCTTTCGCTGGTCCTCGTTCAGGATTTGGAAGTAAGCGCTCCAGCCAAGGAGTTCTTCGGCGGTCATTGTGTTACGGACTTGGCTAAGGCTTAGGCCAAGCTCTTTGGCGACGCCGAACTGGAGCATGAGCCAGTTGTCCTGGCGAAGCTCCTTGGCTAGTTCTTGGGGTCGATTGGTGCAGCGTCGTCAGTCAGGATCGCCAGCATCAAGGCTTGAAGGTCTTTGT